GATGATTCCAGGCTCGATGAACCACGCGCGGTAACGCTTGGGCTCGGTCCCCATTGTCCTCCCCTCAGTCTCCAGGGGAATCCTAGGAACTTTGCCGAGCCGTGTCAGAATTCGAAATGTATCAAGTTTGGAGAGAGCTCAGAAAGAAAAAAAGACAGTTGATTTCAAAAGCCTGCAACTTATACTTCATGGCATGAGAATTACCTTAGGAACGAAACTTTTTGCCGCCATGGGTGGAGTAGCAGTGCTGGTGGGAGTATTTGTCGGATTCAACACCAACAATTATTTGGAAAATGCTCGGCAGCAGATCCGGCTCGCAAACGTCGTCCACGCGCGGAATCTGATGCAGGACTACGACTTCCACGTGGCCGAAGTCTGGCAGTTCCTTACCGACGCGCCCTTGACCCGCAACCGCAATTCAATCGATGTTGACGCCAAGAAAAACTTTGACGCCGCCCGGCAGGATCTCGAGGAGCTCAAAAAGATTGCGGTCCTTCCGGATCAGGACGCTCTGATCGCCAAGCTCTCACAGGGCCTTGAAGACATGTGGCCAATTGGAGTGTCGATGTGGGACGCCTACGGCAAGAATAAGGCCGCCGGCGATCAGGCCATGGAGGTCTTTGACAAGTCAGGCGACCAGATCACTTCTGCCATTGATGCTCTCCAGAAGCCCCTTGTTGAACAGGCTGAGAAAATGCAGCAGCAAAGCATCGCCGACTCGCAGAACGATGTAATCACTTTCGGGATCTTTGGCGCGGTGATTATTCTCGCGCTTCTGACGGCCACCCTTCTGCTTTCACGGGCGATTTCTGCGCCGGTCCGCAGGGTGGCGAGGAACCTTCTGGCCTTGTCGAAATCAGGGGGTGATCTGACTGTCCGGCTCAAGGCCCAAGGTCACGACGAAACCCGGGATCTCGTGGACGGCTTCAACGGATTTGCAGGAAAACTGCAGGCGATGCTTGTGTCTATCGCTGGTACAGTCCACAAGAGCAAAAAAATCTCCGAAAGCTTGAGCCAAACTTCCCGTGAGGCCGCTGAATCAGTCAGCGTTCTGACCATCGAGCTCAACGGCATTGAAGAGTCGAGCCGGGTGCTCGACCGCGAGATTGCCGAGTCGGCGGCAGCCGTTGAGGAAATCCTCGCCAATACGACCTCGCTGGACCAGCAGATCCAAAGCCAGGAGGAGATCGTCCTTCGCTCTGACGAGGCGATTCAAACATTGATCCGGGAAGTCTCCAACGCCGACGCTCTGACAACCCAGAAGCTGGCCGCCGTATCGGGCCTGGTAGATCTGACCCACGAAGGCGGAGCAATGGTTAGGACGACACTCTCTGTCGTAGCTCAGGTAGCCAAGACCGCAGAAAGTATGCTTTCGCTGATCGGCCTGATCAACGACATTGCCGACAGAACCAACCTGCTCGCAATGAACGCCAGCATTGAAGCGGCCCATGCTGGGTCGGCTGGTCGGGGATTCGCAGTCGTAGCCGATGAGATCCGCAAACTGGCGCTCACATCCGGAGACAACGCAAAGAAAATCGGGGAGAGTCTCAAGCTGACAGGCCAGCTTGTCCGGCAGGCCGGTGAAGTCGGGCAGGATACCGAGAAAGCGTTCTCAAAACTTGAAAATGAAATGACCGGATTTTCTTCAGCGATGGCGGAGGTCTCCGGCGCTATGCAGACCATGACAGGTGCGGCAAAACACCTGATCGGAACATCGGCCGATCTGAAGCAGTCAAGCCAGATCATCAGTCAGGCTTCCTCAGAAATGGCGGTAGGTGCCAACGATATGCTCCGTTCTGTCGATGGCGTCAAAAAGGTTTCTGCGGAGTCTTTGGCCCATGTCCAGGTTCTCCATGGTCAAGCCGAACGGCTGAACCGGTCGGCGCTTCTGGTTTCTGCGTTTGGCAACCAGAACCGTTACGAAAACACTATGCTGGCTGCAGAAATTGAGAACATTAAGCTCGGAGAAGATCCGGCATCAAGAAGCGACGTGGTGGCCGTCGGCATCGACTGGAACGATATCCTTTCGGTGGGCATCGACAAAATGGACGACGAGCACAAGGAGCTCTTCCGGCGGATCAACGCTTTGTTCGTAGGCCTTCTCAAGGAAGGTGACCAGAGTGCTGTCCCTAGTCTTTTGAAAAGCATCATGGACTACTCGATCTTCCATTTTGACGAGGAGCAGGGTTTGATGGCTCAGAAAAAATACCCGCGTCTGCCCCAGCACAAGCAGCTGCATGATTCTTTCCTGAAGGAATTTGATGCCATCGGATCAGCCCTGGTGAGCCAGAAACTAAACGCGACTTTGTTGATTCGGGTCCAGGACAAAGTGGTGAACTGGCTTCTGGACCACATCGCAAAGGTTGATCACGACTACGCCGAGTTCATGGGAACACTGCCCAAGTCAGCCGCCTAAACGTTTTACGGCGAAATTCATCTTCAACCTGGCATATTTGGGCGTCACGGTTCTTGCTAACTAGCGGATTGAGCGCGCGAAGTCAAGAAGCGGCTGATACGCACCCTTGTCTGCGGACTGGAGGGCGCCAATGTAGCGTTTTCGGACATCGCCGGCGGCTCCTAGATTCGCTGAGCCCCATGTAAACACTGGACGGTGAAGAAACTGGACTAACAGGTCAGCTGCCAGGCGCGAGTGGCGGCCGTTCCCGTTGGGAAACGGGTGGATAGAAACCAAACGATGATGGAACCTGACTGCGATTTCGTCAGGAACGAAAGTTTGGTGTTCCTGTTGATACTTCACCTCATCGAGCAGCTCGAGCGCCTGGGATGTGATCAGCGTCCAATGAACACCGAGATTTTTGTCGGTCACCCTGATTTCCCCTGCCCATTTCCAAGTTTGGTCAAACATTTTCAGATGAAGCTGAAGCAGATATCTCCACTCAAAAGCAAAGGGGTTCGCTGAGGCCCAAACGAGCGCTTGGGCAATGTTGGCCTGTTCCCATTCATTGAGTTCCGCCTGAGTGGCGATGTGGCTGGGAATCAGTCCTTTGAGGTCCTGCGGATCGAGCGGAGTGGAATCAGGAATGTGGTCCCACCTCATTTCCAAAGCGCCTTTCTAGGGCCCGAGAGCAGATCCGCTGTCATTTGCTGTTCCAGGGTCCTGAGGGCGTCCGGCGAAGTCTGCTGAGCTTCCAGAGCCATAGTTGCAGAAACCCGTGCCAGCTGCTCGCCGACAATTCTTCGCGCCTGCGCGTCAATCACTTCGGCCAGGGGTTTGCGCGGAACGAGTGCATAGACCAGATCACAGTCGAGAGCAGCGGCAGCCCTCTGCAAGGTAGCGAGACTGATAGTCTGCTCTGCTTCCGAGTTCTCCATCCGTAGTACAGTCGTCCGTTCAATACCCATTCGCTGGGCTAGCGATGCCGGTGGCATTCCGACAGCCTCGCGGATGGCCTTGATCCACCCTGAGGCGGGGGGTGCCCCAGGTCCAATTTGGCGCCATGGCTCCAGTCGCGTCTCGACTTGCTTGAGCCTCAAATTCTCAACATAGGCTTTCATGCTTGAAATAGTGTACCAAGCTACACGACTTGTCAAGAATAAGTGTTCTTTGATACACAACTATGGCGCAGAAAGTGCACCATGATACACAACTCAATTCCACCCCTAACCTCATCCCAAAACAGGCACAGCCACACACCGGCAGCCGAACGGCACTCCGGGGTTCTCACGTTCGCCACGGGTACCGGACACCGGCGGATCGTCGAAGCGGAACACATGGCCGTGAAGCGGCCCTCCCGGTCCGTGCGCCGGGCCGCCCCAGCGGGTGGCCTCTCTGCACCGTGAGTCGTGGGCGCTCATCCAGCGGTAGCGCTCGACGCCGGCCGACTGGTAGCGCTGGTCGCGGAACTTGGAGACCAGCAGGCTGGTTTCCTGCCGGGCCAGGAACCGGGCCTTGTTCCAGGTGACCGCCCACTCGTTTTTGATCAGCGCCGCCAGCTCGCTTCGGCTGTAGCCGTTGGTCACGTTCTGCGCGATCACCTTGCGCAGGTTCTCCACCTGGACAGGTGGCCGCCAGCTCGCTTCGGCTGTAGCCGTTGGTCACGTTCTGCGCGATCACCTTGCGCAGGTTCTCCACCTGGACCGGTGTCCAGTTTGCGATGTTCAGCTGCTGGTTGTGGTTGTAGTCCTCCTCGAGCTTCTTTGCCGCTTCGAATGTGAGCTCAGGCAGGACCGCCAGTCCCCGAAGGTCTTCTTCCGCCTGGGCATCCAGTTCGAACAAAGTATCCTCTATCGGGAACTGCAGGTTCGTGATTTCCCCGGTGACCCTCACCTCAAGGATGGGGATGAGCCGTGCGATCTCCTGGTTGAGCGCCTGGCCTTCCCGCTCTGCTGCAATCGCCGCGCTGATCACCTCCGGCGGCGGCACTCCGATCCAGGCCTTGGCCATCTTGGAGAACGTAGCGAAGCTGGCCAGCTCCTTTGAGATCTTGACGTCGAAGGTGCCAGTGAAGACCCCGTTCTTATAGCGTACGCGGCCCTCAAGGATCGCTTTGATCAGGTCGGTGAGCTTGGAGTTGGCAAAAGGCTTCTCGATGGCCAGGATGTCGTAGATTTCGTTGAAGAAGCCCATCCAGAGGAAGCTCTGGAGCTTGCCCAGGACGGGTTCCCAGTATTCATCTTTGAGGCAGATCATAGCTGCGTCTGGCCTTCTTCATCTTGGCATTCGCCACGGCTTTGGACACCGGCGCGACCGACTCCGGACCATCGGGCGGAGAGGGCTGGGGCGGCAGGAGCCCCTGCTCCATGTTGGTCCTGGTCGTGAAGATCCCGGCCTTCTTGGCCTCGGCCCCGACCTCCGCCGAATTGATCAGTCCCCGGTCATAGAACGCTAGAATGCGGTCGGCCTTCTTGTCCAGCACCTCCTGCGCTTCTGTCTCTGTGAGCACCCGCATGGTGGGCCACTTGAAGCGGAAGGAGGGCACGTAGTCGAACAGATACGCGAAGCTCAGGTTCAGCAGTTCCTTGACCGGCCGGTTAAGCTTGGCGCGGATCTCGCTCTCAACCATCTGGTTGTAGCTTTCCAGGTCATCTTCCCCCGAGTTGAACCCCGAGGCCGAGAGCCCGAAGAGCTTGGTCACCGGCATCCGCAGCGCCGCGGCCACACCGATCCGGTTCTCGCGCATGACCTCTGCCAGGCCGGAGAAGGTCAGGGTCTTCTGCTCGTACTCGTCCTCGGCATCCAAGAGAAGCGCGTGGACATAGTTCTTGAGCTCGTTGGCCTTCTGGACACGCTCGGCCATCGCCGAGGTGCTCCCCTGGGTCAGCAGTTTCTGCGCCAGGCCCTTGAGCCGGTAGACGTCGACCTTGGACTCGTCGAGGATCTCGTAGAGCACGTCCTGGGTTTTCAGGTAGAGATTCAGGTCCCTGATCATCCGCTCGCCCTCGCTCATCCCCCAGCCGCGAAGCTGGCGCCGGACGTAGCTGGGGGCCCGCTTGCCGCGCATGCGGATGAAGCGGCTCCCTTCTGGACACGCTCGGCCATCGCCGAGGTGCTCCCCTGGGTCAGGAGCTTCTGCGCCAGGCCCTTGAGGCGGTAGACGTCGACCTTGGACTCGTCGAGGATCTCGTAGAGAACGTCCTGGGTTTTCAGGTAGAGATTCAGGTCCCGGATCATCCGCTCGCCTTCGCTCATACCCCAGCCGCGGAGCTGGCGCCGGACGTAGCTGGGGGCCCGCTTGCCGCGCATGCGGATGAAGCGGCTCTCATGGATGGGCTTGCCCCACAGGTAGAAATATGGCCGCTGCTGGCCTGACTCGAAGATCCCCTCGTAGTCGTCGAAGTAGGTCACGTTGGTGTCGATCTGCCAGCGGTCCAAGTCGTAGAGCTCCAGGGGACTGCGGCCGATGTTCTTGAGCCGCAGCGGAGTCTCTGGGTCCTGGTTGGTGTTGATCAGCAGCGCTCCTCCGCCGTAGAGCCGTGCCCAGCTCATCATGTCCAGGATCTTGTCCCAGATTCCCTGCTCTTCCCAGAACTCCATCACCGTGTCGAAATCATCGGCTGACACCTCCGCGGATTCCAGCTCGATCCCGCGCGAGATCGCGTCCTGCACCGGAAGCTGGATGGCCGTCTGGAAAAGCCCGTTGGTGGTGTAGAGGTAGGTCAGGATGATGCGGTTGAGCGTCAGAAGGCTGTAGTTGTTGGACCAGCCGATAGTGCCGTAGCTGGAGAGCTCCGAGCCGCCGGTCATCAGAGCGGCGGTGCGGACCGAGGCGACCAGGTCGCTCAGTCCGTTGTCGAAGCTTTGGTGCGCGCTGCGTTTTCTCGACATGAAAGCTCCTTACAGGACATCCCACATGGTCAGGCCCTCGCCTGAGAGCTCGGTCAGGGCGAACACCAGCGCATCCATGCGGTTGGGGCTTTTGGATTTGCCGGGCTCGTAGGTGCAAAGCTCGTCCTCGAGAGCCAGGAAGGGCACCCGGTGGGTCACCCGGCCGTTCTCGTAGAGAGCGCTCACCGGCTCGGCCCGGACGATCTTGGCGCGGCTGGAGGTGATGAGCTTGACGTTGAGGTTGCGGTGGCCGCGCTGGATCACGTCGGCCACCATGTCGCCGCCGAAGTTTTTCTCGGCGAGGATGAGATCGGCCTTCCACTTGTCCCAGGCTGCGGCGGTTTCATCAGACCACTCTTTGGGCGTTCCATGGAGGCTATAATCGTCCAAAACCAAAAAACGTTCCTCGTTCTGAACTTGATACATTCCAGCCACGATGATCCCGATCTCGTCCCCCTCGACGGTGCCGGACGGGTCGACTCCGATCACGATCCGGATCAGCTCGGGGATCCTGCTCTCGTAGCGGAAATAGGCCCTCTTCCACAGCGTTCCCTGGTCGTCGGAGTACTCGCCGTGGAGGAACCGTTTCTGACGGGCCAGACTCATCCCTTCGAGTGTCCTCAGGTATTCAGGCGGAAGATGAGGGTTGTCGATGGGGTTCATACGCAGCCACACATGGTCGCCCTCGGGCACCGGCCGGCCGTCGGGAAACTGCCTGGTGTGGAAAATGCGGTATCCCCAGTGGTTCTTGCTGGGCGGGTTGTAGTCCAGGAGCATCAGCCCGCGGAGCCCCTGGGAAGGCACCAGACGGCTGAGCAGCAGGTCGTAGGACTCGTAGACGATCTCGCTGGCTTCGTTGAGGAAGATGGTGCTGTAGTCGTTGCCCAGGATCTTCTCGATGCGCTCGCCCTGGTCCAGGCCGGCCACCCAGATCCTCGAGCCGTTGGGGAGCTCGTAGAACCACTCGGTGCGGTTGAGGTGCACCACCTGCGCCGGGATGCCCTTGGCCTTGAGAAGCCGCGGCATGGTCTGGAAGCAGATTGCGCGCTTGGCATGAGAGAATCTCAGGCGCACGATCAGGTGGTCCGAGGGGACCAGCATGGCGCGGATCAGAATGGCGTCGCAGAACTCGAAGGTCTTGCCGCTGCGCCCTCCTCCCTCGGCCAGGACGAAGCGGTGCCGGGTCATCAGCAGCATCAGCTGGGTCTGCTTCTCTGTGCGCTTGAAGGTCGCCGTTGAATCTGCAGTCATCGAAACCGAGCGTAGCCAAAAAAGTTCCGCTGGTCAGATCGAAGGCAAACTTGATTCACCGCAGCTGCCGGGAGGACTTTCTAGCAGCCGCCTCAGATCGTCGAGCAGGAAAGGTTTTCTCAGGCAACCGTTGAAGCCGTAAAACTCGGCGTTGGCGATGATTTCACCCTGCGCGAATCCGCTGACGACATAGACCGGCACATTCATGTCGATCCGTCTGATCTTGCCAAGAGTCTCCAGCCCGCCCATTCCGCCGGGGACCGTCAAATCAAGGAATACCGCGGTAAAGGATTTTGATTGTGACCTATCGATGGCAAAAACTTCGACAGCCAGCTCGCCGGCAGAGCAGTAGACTGTTCCGTACCCGAGGATCGCCAGCATATCGCAGATTACATCGGCGACAACCTTGTCGTCGTCCATCACGAGAACTTTGCCTTGACCCCGATGGCTGGCCAGGGCGGCATCCCGCGCTCCCTCCGGCTGCTCGTCGGTCGTTGGCAGCTCGATGCGGAAAGTTGTTCCATACTCGGG